AAGATACAAGGTATTCCAGCATTTGCAGAGTTATTCCAATGGATGACCGTAATTATCGAGATGTATTTTGGTGCAACACTAGCGAGAAGAGCGTGAACAGAAAAACAATTAAAGCTAAAGAGCTCAAACTAGATGATAAGTTCTTCTATAACGGCTACGAATATACAGTCAAATATATAAGCGAGGCTAGAGTCTTAGGTAGTAGTGGAGTAATGGGTAGTAAGACTGATCTGCACAAAGAAACAGATGTAGAGGTTATAGCTAGTAGTGTAGGTTGATAGTGGTATACTACAGCTTCCACTAACTAAACCACATAAGGATATATTATGCAAACTAAACAAAGAGAAGTTATTACTAAACTAGATAGGATAAGTAAACTAGCTGGTAGAGTGAGTAAGATGGTAAAGGCAGGCGACATACCTAACCAAACCCAACTCGATACCCTACATACATCTATAGAATCTATAGATGATTATTTTGTAGGTCAAAGCAAAGCTATGCAAACTACTATTCAAACTAAATTTGTAAGGGGTTAGTATGTTTCCTGAATATTATACAGAGTTAAAGTTTATCCATGTATTAGCAGTTATACTGTTTACATCAAATACCCTTATTACTACGGGGTGGAGATGTAAAGCGTTAGGTAGTTCTGATATTAACACCATCAGATTCTTTGCAGATATGATGGGGAAATCAGATACCTTATTTTACTCTATAGCTAGTACGATAGTACTTGTTACCGGTTTAGCTAATACTCATGCGTGGGATCAGTTGTGGGTACAGTTAGGTTTAGTTTACTGGATAATTAGTTTTATTGCTTGGGCATTCGTAATGCGCCCAGTGCAGAAGATACAACGTAAAGTACTACGAGGATTAAATAGTGTAGAGGAAATTCCTGATAACTACTGGAAACTTAATAGGCGTTGGTAGATTGCTGGATGGATTGGATTTATAGCTCCGGTACTTGCTGTGCATGCAATGGTCACTAAGGGAGGATTATTTTGAGTACTTGTAATATTACAGAAGATAAATTCATTGAGGTTATTAATGGACTAGCTAAATACGAGGCCGTTGATGTAAGTATGTTCGAGCCAATTACTTCATTAGATCAGGACATACTATTAACTAATATAGACAGTTTAGGTATTATGATGATGTTTATTTGGTTATCAGCTATTTTTGGTATTGGGGATGAGGAAGGTAAAGAATTACTAGGTCAAGGGGATGTACTCACTGGGCATGTTATTGTTACCTTTGTCAAAGCATACCAAACAAAAAGTTACACTGATGAAGAAGTTGATTTCCATGTAAGGTCTTTACTGTAAATGTATATTACCCACCTCAATTCTATATACTCTAATGAAACTACATTAATAGATTATGTTCCCTACCCTCAACGTGTACATCAAGTATCAGATGGGGGGATACGGGTAGCTCAGGGAATTAAAATACTTCCTTCTGAATTTGTAGAGTATCTACTAGCAGGCTCTCAGGGGGCTACTACAAGGTCTTTAGATATTCTTAGGGGGATTGTAGCAGCTAGGGGGAAGACAGGGCTAATACTGGCTACAGGAGGCTCTGTATGGACAGGATATGGCACTACGATACCATTAACTAATAAGTACCCTAAACATCGTATGTTACCATTAGGTATGACTCAGATATATGCTGGGCAGCTAGCAAATAAGTTAGGTGGTGTTGACTATGTATCTACAGATACTACTTCCTGTATCTCTGCTCATTCTGCCTTGCATCATGCTAAACTATTAATTGATAGTAGTAGGTTAGATAGGGTAATTGTAGTATCTAGCGACAATGGGGCTAGTGAGGAGTATATGCATTTCTTTGGCGAGCAGGGGCTATGTTTATTAGAATCAGATGGCGTAGATGCTAATAAATTTAGGTTAGGCCAGGGAGCTAATATCACAGTAGTGGAATCCCCCACATCCTTAAAACAAACTAAAAATACACCATTAGCTAAAGTACATGATATTAATATAGTATCCGAGACACACAGTAATCCTTTAGGTATTGCTCCTACAGGTATTGGATATAGAAAAGCTATTACTAGTATTTTAACTCCAGCTATGGTATCCTCAATTAACTTTGTTAAAACACATTCGACTTACTCAGATGATAATCAAGTGGAATGTGAGGTTGTTAAGGAGCTATTAGGTAATATGCCAACAGTAAACTATAAAAAGAAGATCGGACATACAATGGGACCTAGTGCAGCTATAGAGATGCACTTAGCTATGGGAGACCGTAAGGGTACCTTTCTGAGTTTAGGTGCTGGTATGGGTAATGTATTCGCAGCTGCTATTGTGGAGACCCTCGATGCCTTTACCGAAGAATGAAATATTGTTTGCTTCGGCTTCTGTTATACAGAAAGGGGAGGCTATGCTATTCTACCAGTATAGGAAAGATATACCAGGATACCTAATAGCAGCAATTATATGTGCCCCTAATACATACGCTCGTATAGATCTCGTAGGAGTAATGAATTACTTTTTTAAAGAAATAGTTAGAGATAGGGAAGCATACTGCTCCTTATTTCTAGATGGCATAACGGATATATTTCCAGGGCAATTGTCGTATAAACAAGAGCTAAATGGTTTATCAATATTTAAGATAGACCATTCTAAATTTAAAATACTTATAGGCACATAAAGCATGATTGAAGAGAAAGCAGATATCATATCACCAGAATCAGATCAGATAGTAGACTGGGAGAATCCCCCTACTTTAGAAGACCTAAAGCAAGACTTAACAGAGGCTACTTCTTCCCACAGTGCACACGAAGTAGAAGTAGATACTTGGCTGAATGCCCTTAATGGCAATCAGGTAATCAAAGCTAAGAAGGGTAGATCGAAGATTGTACCTAAACTTATACGTAAACAAGCCGAATGGAGATACTCTAGTTTAAGTGACCCTTTCCTTAATACAGATGAACTATTCAATACTTACCCTAGAACCTTTGAGGATAAAGCTAATGCCTCACAGAATGGGCAAGTACTTAATTACCAATTTAGCTCTAAACTAAATAAGACTAAGTTTATAGATGAGTATGTACGTACTGGCGTAGATGAAGGTACTGTTGTTATCAAGTTAGGTTGGGAGTATGCGGATGAGACTATAGAGGTGCCAGTACCTGACTTTGAGTTTCAACAAACACCAGATGCAGGGCAGATACATCAACAGCTACATGGGATGATGCAACAGAGTCCTGAACAGTTCCAGACTGAAGTGCCACCTGAGATGCAGCAAGCACACCAGATGACTATGCAGGGAGGAGTACCTGTCGTACCGGTACAGGTAGGCTCTCATATGGAAGAGCAGACCAAGATTGTAAGGAACCAACCTACTATTGATGTATGTGACTATCGGAATGTAGTGATAGACCCTACCTGTAAAGGGGATCTAGATAGAGCAGAGTTTATTATATATAGCTTTGATACCTCTATGTCTGAACTAGAGAAAGATGGTAGGTATATTAATTTAGATCATGTAAACCTAGAGTCTGGTAGTGCGTTAGCTCAGGAGGATCATTCTATAGAGGATGACTCTAACTTCACTTTTAAAGATAAACCCCGTAAGAAGATAGTAGCCTATGAGTACTGGGGATACTGGGATATCAATGATACAGGTGTTGTAGAACCTATAGTAGCTACTTGGATAGGTGATACTTTAATTAGGATGGAAGAGAACCCATTCCCAGATAAGAAACTACCATTCGTATTAGTTCAGTATTTACCTAAGCGTAATAGCGTATATGGTGAACCTGATGGTGTATTGATTGAAGACAATCAGAAGATCGTAGGTGCTGTCACTAGAGGTATGATAGATATTATCGGTAGATCAGCTAATGGTCAGGTAGGCTCTAGGAAGGATGCCTTAGATACCGTTAATGCTAGGAAGTTTAAGAATGGTGAAGACTACACTTTCAATAGTAATGTAGATCCTCGTCAGGCTTTCCATATGGGTACATACCCTGAGATACCTAATAGTGCAATGAATATGCTCAGTCTTCAGAATAACGAAGCAGAGAGTCTTACAGGGGTGAAAGCATTTAGTAGTGGTATTAGTGGGGCAGCTCTCGGAGACACTGCTACGGGCATTAGGAGCGCCTTAGATGCCACTTCTAAGAGAGAGCTTGGTATACTCCGTAGACTAGCTAACGGTATTACTCAGGTAGGTAGAAAGATTATATCTATGAATGCTGAGTTCTTAGATGACCAAGAGATTATCCGCATTACTAATGATGAGATGGTAGAGATCAATAGAGATGATCTAGGTGGTGATTATGATATTAAGTTATCTATATCTACCCCAGAAGAAGATAACCAGAGAGCAGAACAGTTAGCATTCATGTTACAGACTATGGGTAACAGCATGCCTCAGGATATGTCTCAAATGATTCTAGCTGATATAGCTAAGTTACGGAATATGCCTACTCTCGCACATAAGATTGAGAACTTCCAACCTCAGCCTGATCCTATGCAGCAGCAGAAGGTACAGCTAGAGATGCAGTTACTACAAGCACAGATAGCTAATGAGACTGCTAAGGCACAAGAGAATCAAGTTGATGTTGGACTTAAACAAGCTAAGACTGTCACTGAGGAAGCTAAGGCAAGAGCAATGCACAGTGGAGCTGACCTACAAGACTTGGACTTTGTAAGTAAGGAATCCGGTGTAGATGACGTTAACCAAGAAGAGAGAATGAAGCTAGGTCACCAACAAGCTATGGAACAGAAGGAGTTCGATAGAAGGAAGGACTTGGATTCTAAGACATTTGATGCTATGCTTAACAAAGAATCAGAGGTACCTCAACAGTACCCAGGTTTATAATTTAACTAACTTTTTAACTAACCACATAAGGATTTACCATGACTAGACAGGATCAAGCTATACAAGAAATAGAAGTAGGGATTGAAGAAGCTAAAGAAATTATAGCTTTGAGGGACAGCCTAGATAAGTTAAGGAGCAATCCAGACTTTAAGAAAGTAATCAATAAAGCTTACTTTCAGGACGAAGCAGTCAGACTAGTTATGGCTAAAAGTTCTCCTATGGAAGAAGCACAGCTTGCAAACATAGATAAAATGATGTACGGTATAGGTAGTTTAGCTCAGTTCTTAGATACTATACTACGTAATGGGGATGCAATGGAGCAGTCAGTTAAGGAAAGTGAACAAGCTAGAGAAGAGATACTTAGAGAGGGACTTGATTAATGAATACTATAAATGATAGCAGTTTAGGGATGACAGATGAAGAGTTCCTAAAACAAGACCCTAGTACCTTTGAAACAGATGATATAGATACTGCTGGAGATACAGAAGCAGTATTAGAAGAGAATACAGATACTGAGGCAGAGCATACTGCTGATGTGGAAGTAGAGGATGAGAATCCTCAAGATGTAGAAGCCCAAGAGCAACTTGATCCATCAAGTGAAGATGACGAAGTAAGCCAACCAGAAGGGGATACCCAGACGGAGCATGAAACTGAATCTAAAGTTAATGAGGAAGAGTCTCTTGATACAGAAGCCGAAACTAGTGACACAAATGGGGATACTCAGGAAACACAAGAGGTAGACTTCCAAGGAGCGTATAAGAGGATCTTTGCACCGTTTAAAGCCAATGGTAAAGAGATGCAGGTAGACAATGTCGAGGACGTTGTTAAGCTTATGCAGATGGGTGCTAATTACAATAAGAAGATGTCGGCTATTAAGCCGCAGCTAAAGATTGTGAAGATGCTAGAGAATAACGGTTTACTTCATGAAGGTAAACTTAATAATCTCATTGACCTATCTAAGAAAGACCCTGCAGCTGTAGCCAAGCTTATTAAAGATAGTGGTATAGATCCTTTAGATATTGATACTGATAAGGATGTTGATTACAACCCAACCGAGTATAGTGTATCAGATAAAGAGTATGAGCTAGACCAAGCCCTGAATGATATTAGGGATAGTAGCACTTTTAATAAAACACTAGACGTTATGAGTCAACAGTGGGACACTAAGAGTAAAACTATTATTTCAGATAGTCCTGCGATAATTGGTATTATTGACCAGCATATGCAGAATGGTGTATATGAACAAGTCAGTAGTCTTGTTGAAAGAGAGAAAGCATTAGGCCACCTTGATGGGGTGGCTGATGTGGAAGCTTATAGACAAGCAGCAGAGTACTTAGCATCTACCGGTGTACTAGTTGGGGGGACACAAACACAACAACCAGCTACCAGTGTATCAGAGACTAAAGCAAAACCGGATACAGCAGAGCTAAATAAGAAACGTAAAGCTGCTGCATCCAGCAAGTCTAAGCAGGCTGCTTCTAAACCTAAGGAAGACTTCCTAGGGTTGTCAGATGAAGAGTTTATGAAGCAGTACGCTTAGATTAATTTAACTTTAATTTATAAGGATATATTATTATGGCTACAAATTACAATGACCCACTAGGTGGGACAGCTTCAACTATCGGGTCTCAGGCACGTACTGATTACTACCACAAGAAAGCACTTATCGCTGTACGTGATAAGCAGTACTTTATGCCTTTGGCTAATGTACGTGCTATGCCTAAGCATATGGGCAAGAAGATTAAGCAAGATGTCTACATCCCATTGCTTGATGACCGTAACGTAAATGACCAAGGTTTGAGTGCTGCAGGTGCAGTAATCGCAGACGGTAACCTATATGGCTCTAGTAAGGATACTGGAGTTATCGGTACTAAGATCCCTACTCTTACTGAGAATGGTGGACGAGTTAACCGTGTAGGTTTCACACGTCTACAGATTGAGGGTGATATCCACAAACGTGGTTTCTTCACTGAGTATACTCAAGAGTCTTTAGACTTTGATAGTGATGCAGAGCTTCTATCCCATATTACTGAGGAAGCTTTAGTAGGTGCTAATGAGCTTACTGAGGCAGAGCTTCAGTCGGACCTTATTACTACTGCTTCTGCAGATGGTACTGTTTACTACATCGGTGGTACAGCTAAGGATGAGGTTACTGGTGTAGTTACTTATACTGATCTTATGAACTTGTCTATTGCATTAGATAATAACAAGACTCCTAAGCAGACTAAAGTAATTGCAGGTTCACGTATGATTGATACTAAAACTATCAATGGTGGGCGAGTAATGTACATTGGTTCTGAGATGATTCCTGCTATCCGTGCTATGACTGATTTGCATAGTAACCCAGCATTTGTTTCAGTAGAGAAATATGCTAATGCAGGTAACATCCTAAACGGTGAGATTGGTTCAGTAGATCAGTTCCGTCTAGTAGTCGTTCCTGAGATGCAATCATCTGTAGGTGCTGGTGCTGCTGGAGTAGATATCTACCCAATGCTTGTTGTTGGTGATGGTTCATTTACTACTATCGGTTTCCAGACTGACGGTAAGACTGTGAAGTTCACTATTAACCACAAGAAACCTGGGAAAGAGATTGCAGATCGTACTGACCCTTATGGTGAGACTGGCTTCTATTCTATCAAGTACTACTATGGCTTCATGGCTCTACGCCCTGAACGTCTTGGTATTGTTTGGACAGAAGACGCATAGGTAGAAGTGTAATAGTGTAGCCCTCTAGTTTGTATTGTAGAGGGCTACCATATGAAAACTTCTTTCATAGATAACTAACTAAACACATAAGGACACAACATGGATATTGACAATATGGATATTGAGGATGTAAAAGCAGAACTAGAAGTAGCTGGTGTTAAACTCCACCATAAGACAGGTGAAGCCAAATACCGTCAAGTGCTCTCAGAGGTCGTAGCAGGGACTTATAACAATAAGCCTGATAATACTCCTCCTGTAGCCGTAAGCAGCCCGACAGAGCTTACAGTAGAGCAGAAAGCTATGAAGCTATCACGTATTGTAGTATCTCCAAATGATCCACTGCAATCTACGTATACAGGCCTAATCTTTACAGTCAGTAGCTCTATCATTAATAGAGGTAAAGCTATTAAGAAGTTTGTACCATTCAATAATGATGAAGGGTGGCATGTACCTAATATCTTAGTTAAGCAAATTCAGAATGCTGAGATGCAGAAGTTTAAAACTATTAAAGCAGCGAACGGTGAGAAGCAACTAGTACCGTATATCACTAAAAAATATAATGTACAAACTCTTCCTGACCTAACTCAACCAGAGCTAGATAAACTAGCAGACCAACAAAAAGCTAGAGGAGATACCTAAATGGCGATAACTATAGCAGATCTTACAAGTAACGTAGCTACAGTAGACGGTGTAGTTACTGGTGATGGCGTATTTGATGAACTAATGGAAGCAGTCAATTCACAGCTAGAAAACCAGTACGCTTTAGGTAGAATAACTGGTGGAGATTTTGCAACTGTTTATTTAGGAGCAATGCAAAGTGCCTTACAATCTTCAGTTAGTTATACACTTGATCAAGAAAAAACAAATGCTGATGTAGTATTAATAGGTAAACAAGGTTTAAAAATAGATGCAGATAAATTATTAGTTGATGCTCAAGAATTACTAACAGATGCACAAAAATTAAAAGTAGATGCAGATATAGTTTTAAGTGGTAAACAAGGTGCAAAAGTTGATGCTGATAAATTACTAGTAGATGCTAATGAATTATTAACTGATGCGCAGAAATTAAAAGTTGATAGTGATGTAGCATTAAATACTAAACAAGGGGCTTTACTTGATGCTCAAGAATTAAAAGTTGATGCAGATGTAGTATTAGTAGGTAAACAGGGCTTAAAAGTTGATGCAGATAAATTATTAACTGATAAACAGGTAGTTAAACTAACAGCAGATGTTGCATTAGGTGTTAAACAAGGTACATTAACTGATAATCAAGCAGCAACAGAACTAAAGAAAGCTCTTGATATTGTTAATACAACTACTAATAGAAGTGCGTCACAAGCTACATCAGAAAATACAGCAATAAAACAAAGATTATTACTTGTTAATCAAACTGCGACTGAACTTAAACAAGCTTTAGACATAGTTGCTGCTACTTCACTTAAAGATAAGCAAGCATTGACTGAAGTCAAACAAGCACTAGATATAGTAGGTGCCACTACACTCAAAGGTAAACAAGGAAGTTTAGTAGATAATCAATCTGCTACTGAACTTAAAAAAGCTTTAGATTTAATTGGAGCTACTTCACTTAAAGGATCACAGAAAGAATTAGCAGACAAACAAGCATTAACCGAAGTTAAACAGACATTAGATGTAATAGGTGCTACTGCACTCAAAACTAAACAAGGAAGTTTAATTGATAATCAAGCAGCAACTGAACTTAAAGTAGCATTAACTGAAGTTAAAAAAGCACTAGATGTAGTTGCTTCTAGTTCACTTAAAGATAAACAAGCATTAACTGAAGTTAAGAAAGCTTTAGATTTGGTTTCTAGTCAAGAAGTTCGTGATGCACAATCTGGTGCTGATATTACATTGAAAGGTAAACAAGGAGGATTAGTTGATAATCAATCAGCAACTCAAGTTAAACAAGCTTTAGATTTAATTGGTGCTACTGCACTTAAAAATGCTCAAGAAGAAAAAACAGATGCTGAAAAAGCTTTATTAGGACAGAAAGAAATTACTGAGTATGCACAAACACAAAAAAGTACTAAAGCTGCTCCTGATGCTGGTAGTATTATGGGTAAACAAGCTACCTTATATGGTGAACAATCTAAAGGGTTTAAATGGAACGCTGACCAGAAGTATTTAGATACTCTCCTTAAAGCTTGGCAGATGAATGTTAATACTGCTGGTATCCCTAGTACAGGTGTGGATGCACTAAACGCTACAGGTACACCAAATATCAATACAATTATCTCAGACTCTAAACCTACATAAGGGGTAATCTGCTATGGCTTTTGTAGTAGCTTGGGTAGCAGCAGCCACAGTAGTGACGATAATAGTGGCAGTGGTAGTTATTGTCGCTGTTGTACTAGTTGTCACGGATCTGTTGGGAATGCTGGATGACCAAGTCATTGAGCTATTTGATGTACATAATCAACCTCTGTTCGCATCCGATACCATCGAACAGAGTAATCAAAATGTAGCTACTGCATTATTTAATGATATACCATTAGCTGATTACCTACTAATACACGCAGCCTACGCTCCCTCAATCTCCGTAGATTTACGTAAGTTTATTACTTATATAGATGATGATAACTACTTTAGTGGTTTCCCTGAAGTAACCTCCTTTATGAATTACGTAGATACAGAGGAAGTGTTAGATGTATTAAATACATTAGAAGGTACCCCCTGTTCTCTACAGTCCTCCAAATTAGGGGGATTGTCTATTACAACTTGGATACGTTATTGGTTACAAGAGAATAAAGGATATGACTATACCACCAACACCTTAATTGAGCCTACGATTAGTGCTCTACCTCTAGTGGTTCAGTATACTGACTACACGTACAATGAGGCGACAGATGACTATAGTGTATCCATATCTTTAACCGGAGAGGCTATCCTACTACCTTACGTAATACCTAGTAAACCTATAGGTAGCCATTATACAATTGTATATATAAAAGATAATGATCCAGTAGTAGATAAACTCTTTATCTATAAGACGGGTACAGGTACATACCCAGAATTAGATAATCCTACTATTGATGTAGATACAGATGCAGATGCATTACAAGTATTACCTGCGATACCCCTCAGAGTAAATAATGTTAATTATAATACTACCCCCTCTACTCGTACAGATCAGATAAATGAATTATGTGGATTCCTTAATTTACAGCCTGATGGTATATTAAGTAGTATCCTAGATAATCATGATGGGGATATTAATGATTTAGATCATATCTACCTTAACTTTGGGGTACGGATGTGGGATACTACACAAGCGGGTATGACGTATTTATTTAATGTGTTCCAGAATTTATATAGTGGGGGTATATCAACTCAAGGGGATTATGATTCTACCTCTAGTTCGGATGATAAACCCTACAATGCGATAGCTATAATATCAGAGGATTATAGGTATGCATTTAAGTTTAGTTATATAAATTATACTCATACCCCCTTAGCTGATATTAACTCTAATCCTAGTAGTATAGAAAATGAGGTATATTATTCTCAACCTAAATTCTTTGAGGGTACTACGTTAGTAAAGACTTACTACGCCTCTAGTGGGCAGGCTACGTATAATCTTAAATACGCAGCAAGCAATGCTACAGAGGTTCAGGACTTTTTAGATGGTAATGGCCACCTAGCTCCTGGGGCTACTGCTAGTGAAGCAGGAGAGTGGTTACAAGTAACAGAGAGGTTTGCTTGGTCAGGTAATGTATATGATAAAGACTTTGAGCTGGTTACTGGTAGTCAGCTACAACCTTTTAAAATATACAGGGGAATGCCTAACACTTCGTTTGGATCCTACAACGCTGAGAGTTGGGGTTATGCTTATGGGGAGACAGATACCCCTGACAATATTATTAGTATGACACTCACTACCCAGCACTCAAACAGTGTGTGTGCACTAGACCAGTCTTTCGGTATCCTCGACAGTAACAGCGGTATATGGGCAGATCACGGATGTAGAGGGACATTCTCACTTAGGTTCAGTCAGCCAGGGTACAATGGAGACCTACAGGAGGTCGATACAGCTACTGACGCTACATTTATAGGTCAACATATGACTTACTACCAGATTGTCCCTAACGGGCTTAATGCGTACACTGTACAAGCTCCTACAGGAGTATTTAATGTACGGGATACAGAGTCTAGTAAGTACAAGATGGTTAACTTCAATCTAGCTAATAGAGATGACCTAATGGTTCCTCTATTCTATTCCCAATTGCAGGGTATTTCTAAAGAAGATGTAGGCAAGTTATGGTTAACTAGTTCCCGTGTAACTGTGATGGTAGCCCACTACGAGGTTATTGAGGTAGACATCTGGTCGCTGGTATTGATGATTGTACTGATTATTATAATCGTTTATGTGACTATGGGTACTGGAGCTCCAGGATCTACAAACCCAGGGATTACGTCTGTTCTGAAAGGATCAAACGTGCAATTAGCTACAATGACTTCTGCTGAAACCGGTGCGCCTATGTTAGTAAATTCTGCTAATGGAATTGGGGTAACAGGGGACGTATTAGTGACTAGTAGTTTAGGGATAACCTATACAACACCATACGCTTTAGGTGTAGCTATAGGACCAACTTCAATTGCATGGGCTCCTACAGCAATTAGTTTTGCTACTAATTTGATAATCAATCAGATGATTAATTTAGTCGTACAAGAGATAGCAGAGGAGAGTCCTTTAGTAGGATTTATAGTAGCTGTAGGCTTACACATGAATTTTGGTATAGGTAAAGATATATCATTTGATAGTATCGACTTAGTGGATGTATTAAAATTAAGTACTATTACTATTGATTCAGTAGCTACTGTGACTACTGTAGTGGCAAGAATGGAAGCTGAAGAAGAGGCAATTAGACATGAAAAAGCTATAGCCCTAATTGCTGATACTGATTTATTAGTACAAGAAGAACTAGATAAAATAGCCGCATTGACAAATGACCGTAATACTGATACATTAGAGATGTTAGATGTAGATATACGGGGGGTCATTACCCCCATATACCCTGAGAAGTTTTATGCTAAAGTATATGCTAATAAGCTATATGATAATGTCTTTAATATATCAGGACAAATAGATTATAAATTTAAACAAGATTTTAGTAGAATGACTTAGGAGAAATAAATATGAGTTTAGGTGATAAGAAGAGTACCGCTCAACAAATTAGGGACAAGCGCCTAAAGGCGTTCCAGCAGCTCCAGTCCAGCGACGTAATCCAATCCACACGGGACACAGACAATCAAAAGTATGAGACAGCCCTGAATGCAATGTCCGGGTACCAACCAAAAAAGACTAAGCAACCTGTAGTTGCACCAGAAGTAGTGGAGCCCTCTGCCCAATGGACTCCGGAATACAAAGAATTTTTAACGAATCTTTATACGTTAAATAATAATAACGCAAAAGATTCAGGGTTGTTTGGGTACTCTAGGAATCAGGTTGGGGCGGCTACTGGATTGTTAGGAGCAGGTGCTAATATCTTTGGTGTATATGACCAATACCGAGCCAATAAAGAAACAGCTAGACATAACCTCGTTGCAGAAAACCAAGGGTGGCTAAATGCTATTGGGGCAATCCAGCAGGTTGATTATGACATAGCAGCTAATAAACCTATGGCAGTCGCTATGGGTGGTTGGGCAGATAGTCAAGGTATGCAGGATGTAGCAGCTAATTATGACCAACTATCTAATTATAAATTAGCTGAGCCTATGCAAGCAGCACTAACCCGTACAATATAAAGGAGTATACTCATGGCAGTAGCTACAGCATTTAACATAAGTGACGGGCAATTCAAAGCGCAGGAGTATATCGAGCCTACAGCACTTGATGTAGGGGATATCTTCGCACCAATAAGTGACGAATTGGCTGCTGGGAGCACACGAGACTACAGAGGTGCTTTAACTGACCATACTGACGAATTAGCCCGACAGAAGGCAATCAAAAACTACGTAGCCATAGAAGAGGAGCGTTTACTAAACGCACCGGATCGTGAGTTAGCGAGTGTTCAAGCAGCAGATAGTATTGCTGCGTACCTTAGTCCGCAGGCTAAGGCTAATAGGGACGAGGCTCAAAAGCAACTTGAGGCGAAGAAAAGCATAGATTTATATCTAACTGGCAATACGATATCTAACAGGAAACAGTATCTCCCAGACGAGATAGTTAGGGCTAACGTCGCTGCAGGGCAAACTGAAACAGTTACCCAAAATAAGGCAGACCTAGATACTCAGTTGTTTAACTTAAGCACAGAACCTAGTGCATTAGAGCAAATGACGAAAATGCAGGAAGATATCTTTAGGACCCAACTAATGCAAGGGGGTCAGACTGCTGAACAGGGTTATAATGACATACTGATTAAAAAAGCAATAAATGAGTTCACTAGTCCATTGGCTCGCGATCTGGCCCTACGACAGGCGCAGGTAGCCCAGCAAACTGCTGAGAACAATATAAGGAAATTGGAGAATGAGGCGAAGATAATAGACACACACCTAACCGCAAGCTTACCAATTGCCCTGGACACAGCTAATAAGGTAGCTGCAGACAAGACAAAGAATGCAAGTACGATAGTGGCTAATGCTGTCACTGCACAGGCTCAGAAGGTTCGGGAGGAACAGCTGCGTTTGTCACTTGCTGAAACAACTTTAACTATAGAGGAACAGAAGGCTGCCCTCAAGGTAGTCGAGGGTTTGGGTGAGGAGATAGAAATAGATCAAGCAATAAAGGTAGCCAAGTATGTCGTCAATGAAACCCCCCACCTAACGGGCGTAATGAATGACCTTAATAATACGACTGAAGATAAATTAACTGCTATAACTAACCTGGCACAAGGTATTATTAGTCAAGGGGTAACACCAGAGCAAACAGCTACTCAAATTAAACCATATCTGGATACCCTCACAGCGACACATAAATTCGCTACCGATAGTAAACAAAGTGTGGATACTCTTATACAAGACCTTGTAGGTGAGGGAGGGGCAGTAACCCTCGCTACCTTGAAAGATGTAAGGAAAAGCCTTACAGCCTTTCACGGGAAGCGCTTCGTATTTACTCCACTTGCTGATGATTACGCTAAGAAGGTAATGGGGGCATCTAATCTACCTACACAGTATAAACAATTAGCAATTAGCCATAACCAAAGTATTATCGCTGCGCAAGAACAAGTAGACTTAATGAAAGCGGCTAGCAGTGGTGAGTTATTTACTGCACAACAGTTTGCAGATAGTGTGGGTATCTCTGTTGAGGAGCTAAGAGATACTGTGTTCGGTGAATCTCCGTATACGGACTTTAAATCAGCTATAATTAATATAGCAGATCAGTTATATGGTACGGATCCTACTGATATTAGAAGAAGGCAGCTGTACTCTCAGGTGAACCAACGGGTAATCTTTAGTATAAGTGGGTCTAATGAAGGTGGTATAGCTGCACTTGGTGGGGTCGATACTCTTGAAGATGGGGTGGGAGATGATGCAGCCAACTGGAATAAAGCTGAGGCAACGTCTTGGCTTAAGGCTACTTTCCCTGATGGCTTTGGTCCGAATAGCAAGTTCAACAAAAAACTTTTAATAGAGGAAATACGGGCTGCCTCAGAAAAGTTAGACCCTAAGAATTGGAAATCCTTCGTATACGGTGAGAACTAATGACAGGACATGTATTAGACTCTGCAATTGACCGAGCCAAAGCAAATGTAGCACCTGCGTTACTAGCGGAAAAAGCTAGTATAATGGATAAAGTACTACAACGTAAAGTCAGTGTATTAGCTCCTACCATCCCAGAGATGGTGGCACCAGTACCAGAAGTGACCCCCGAGATCATGTTAGAAGTGACCCCTGCGCTCACACCTGAGATTGTGCCAGAGATCACACCTGCGATTGCGTCAGAGAGCGCAGCTGGGATGTTGGAGCCTGAAGGTACACTAGGAGACCCTGCAGTTGTAGATATGGCTGTATCGCCTCCTGAGGAGCCTAAGGATAGCTTTACACGTATACCCATCCCAGAATACTTACGCCAGCAAGCAGAACCTCCCACTAGGAATGACATACCTGTAGATATTCTACCTAAGGAGGACACAACTCCTGTAGATACTAGTTGGTTGAATGCTTTTAAGGGTATTGGGAGTATGGGTGGGGCTGCTTCAGTAGATACTGTTAAGGCACTTAGGGATATGTATCAGTATGTCGCAGGAGATGATATTAGTGATTTAGCTAAACAGTTTAATTCACATGCCCCAGCTGAGGATGTAATTACTGAAGCAGACTTACAGATGTTTGTTGGTACTAAAAAATTAAGTTATACCACTCCACCTTCTAATGAACAAATAACCTTTATGCAATCTTCCCAGTATAAGAATCTGAATAAGATGGATACTGACTTAGAGATGCTAGACATGGAATGGAAAGAAGCCAGTATAAACACAAAGGCTGAACTACATGAACTATCTGGTTGGGATAACAGGGACTTAAATGAATTAGTACAAGGCAGTAATGTTACCTGGCAGAGCGGGAAGGGCTTTACAGATACTTTTGGTAAGATGGTGGATTATTACATGGATAACTCAGGAGCTAGTCTCCGATCTGCTATTCCATCATTAGTTCATACTATCCTTTACTCTGGGGGTAAGGCGGTAGAAGCAGCGTTCTCTACAGTACAAGTACATAAGTATTACAATGAATTTGTAGATGCTAATGAGAAACTGTATGCAGACTTTACTACTGAAGAAAAAGCAGAGGCTTTTGTATATGCATTAGGAGCTGTAGGGACTGAATGGTTTGGTGAAAAAATATTAGGTAATGTTGGTAAAAAATTAGGTAAAGCAATACCTGGTAAATTTAAGAACATGGATTTTGAGATTCCTTCGTTAACCAAAGCAGGACAAGTAGCTGTTAATGCAACTGGGGTAGTATTTGCTTCTGGTGCCTCTGAGGCCTCTACAGAAACATTTCTACAACTTGGCACAAATGTACGTGACCCAAATTTCAAAGAAGGGGATGTCGCTACAGCATTTGCATTAGGATTAGTTGGTACACCTACGGTAGTTAGTACAGTAGCAGCAGGGGATACAGCTATCAATACTGTTATAGATAGTACACAATCTACAAATACACAGGTTACTACAGAGCTAGATAGATTAACCCAGATTCAGACTGATAATCTGGCGAGTATAGCTAAAGGGGAATCAGATCTAGATATTGATGTAATCCCACATTCTGAGAAAGATACATCTATTAGTGCAGCGGCACAGACAGTACAAGCTTCAATTGCTGAAGTAGAAGCTAATTTAGCTCAAGCGACGCGTAATCTCAATACAGAGAAAGTGGATGCAAACGATCCTGAAGCAATAGCTGAAGCACAAAAGAATATTGACACGTTCACCACTAGACTGAAATTACTAAAAGAACGCCAACAGGGCATAGTCAAATCCTTAGCGATAGCCAAGCGAGCACAACTCGCTGTTGGGACAGTAGAAGCTGAAATTGTTAAGAAGCAAGCTCAAATAGACAAGCTAGATACGAAGGTACCTGCTAATGAAAAAGAGACAGTTAAACTAATCAATCGCAAAGCTAAGATACAGGGGGAGATTGACCAATTAAAACAAAACAAGACGAAGGCAGAGGAGTTAGCTAATGTTGATTACACAGGCTTAACAGATGCTGATAAAACTACCACTACTACTAAACTCACTGAATCTGTTAAGTCAACAGTCAGGGAGCATCGGGAGGATAGGGCACAAGAGCGTGCAGACAAGCAAACTGAAAATGCAGTACGTACCGACCAGGTTAAAGAAGAACTAGACACTGTAAATGAAGAAAGAGAAGTACTGCGTAAGGAGATCCTAGCAGAGAAAGACCCTACTAAAAAACAGGCACTGAAAGATGACTTATCAATCAAGTATGCCGAGAAACAAACTCTGCTACAAGAGCAGCAGAAGTTAGCAAAGGAGAAGGATACATACCAACAAAGTTTTGTTAAGAGAAGTGTAGCTAAAACTAAGAATGTAGTATCTAAGGTGGTAGACACAGTTGCCGCTACTGCTAAGGGTACAACTAAATTTATCAAAGAACAGTCTAATACCAATAGGGTTATCAAATCTATCGTAGAGGATTTCCAAACCTACGCTGAGGACTTTACAGGGATATCTATAGTAATAGATACAGAAGAGAAAGATAACGACAATAAGAATACTCCAATAGATCTAAGTGCAGGCACTACCTCACCAGAACGTGTAATGGAGTATATCGTGACTGCAGCGGGGCAGGTTACTACGAAAGTAGAAGATGAATTAGCTAAAATAGAGGAAGGCAGTTCTGAGAAGACGTTATCAGTTGCTGAATTGAATGAGGCTTTAACTAAAGCCCAAGAAGCATTGCTGCGTGTCACTCGTGCAGAGAATCAACTACCAGCAACTAATCTTGATTCTGGGCGAGTCAAACAAGATGTGAATACCAGAATAAATAAAGCAGCTAAAAAAATAGATAAATTAGCTAAAGCACAAGGAATACCTGCTACTGCAAAAAAACAAAACAAGAAATTAATGAAGTTAATAGAGGCTGTTGAGAAGGCACAAACAGATGAAGAAGTCAGTACAACCCTCGCAGCATTTACTAGTATAGTTGAGTCCACACCGGGAAAAGAACTATCCGGTGACTATGGTACTATGCTTGATACATTAGCAGAACGTAGTGGGGTAGCTAAATCAGCAATACAGTCCCTATTTAGTTTAGTAGAGGTGACTGGCACTGAGCAAGGAGAGCAGTTAATACAGACTCTTCGTAAGAAAGCTAGAGGAGAACGTATATCTGAGTATAGTGATGTTGCCTTAGCTAATGAAGTAGCCTCTCCATTAATTAAAAGTCTTGTTTCCTTTTTAGATTCTGAACCCACTGCTACATCCTTAGCTGCTGATGTAGAGCAAGCGTACAGCGAGGGTTTAGATAAAGTATCTACTGATATACTACAAGATGTTGGGCAACACCCTAGATATCAATCAGCAGCAGCCAGGGTTGCCAAGCTATTAACTGCCCTAGAATCAAATGAGGATCTAGGTACTGTACTTGAACAGAATAAGAAACTCCGACAGTTTAAAGGACTTCACCAGAAGAAGCTAAATGCTTTTCGGGAAGCAGCACAACTACATCAGGAGTTGACTGATACAAGTGCCCTCTCAGCTGATGAAGTAGTATTGATTACAAAAACCTCAGCTGATGGTGGGCGTTTCGATGCTCCTCGTGTTGTTACACGAGAAGAGTATGCTGAATTAACTGAAAATAAAAAATCAGGAGAACACTACTGGTATTACGATGGGGACAAATCAACTAATTTGGTTAATCGTATAGCAGCAGAAAATGCATTCTTACGTACTGAATTAGATTTAGCTAATAAGATAGGTTTAGCTATCCAGCAACAACATGCACGAGGCATTGCACGTAAATCTCTTGAGGAGTCTTCTGCAAGTGAGACTGAGGACTTTACGGAGGTACCTGAGGCAAAGGTAGAGGGTAAGAAGCCTCCTGAGGCCCCTAAGAAGGGCAAAGAGGCAGACCTACATACAATAGTAAATAAAGATGGTGCTACTACAGATGCACTTGAGGTATATATTAAAAAGCATGTTGGGGCACCTAAACCAACGGATCCCAGTGGAGATACACACCCATCTATTAAGTTTGCTCTCTGGCACCAAATACTATTAGATGCAGTGAATAAACTGAGTATGTCTGCGGAGAATATTACTAAAGTAAAACATTTAATAAAAGATGCCAAGAAAGATGAGATACTTGCAGCAGTCAAAGCAGAAGGAATAAATCCAGCTACGTTAGATAGTACTGTAAAATATGCTTTGATTAAAGAGTTATACGCTGTGTACGGTGATACTGTCCCTCCTCCTATTTCGGCAGGAGAGATAACAAAAGCGGGCATTGACCAGTTAATAGCAACAGTAACAGAAGAGAATGCAGAGAGTATGGCTGATATACTGGAATCAGTACCTGAACCTAAAGAAGGAAAAGCTGAACTAATACAGTCCGTAAAAAACTTCGCTTCTTTAACTACAAAAGAACAAGCCCAAGTAAATATAGATCTATCTAATTTCTTAGCTGCAGCAAAAGAAGAAGCTTCTAGTAAAGCCCCTCATTGGTTGTACAATCAACCTGACCCTTTACGCCTACTCGTAGGTGAGGGAGCTAAATCCCAATCTAAGTTTTTCACTTCGTTAGCGCAACTAAATAACGGGAAAGGATTTGATATCCATAAGTTGTTTACAGCTGACCCTACCACTGCAGATAAAACTCTTGCTAACTTCCCCTCGATTATCTTCACTAAAGAGAATATACTACGAGACCATATTATTGGGCTATTGGCAGATCAGAAGAATGCTCTGCCAGCAGGGAATAAGTTAAGTCAAGAGGAGCATCTGGAGACTTTAACTAAATATGCTAAAACCATCGCTCGTAAGTTCTTTGCGTACCGTAAAGCATACGCAGGCATTACTGATCTGCACGTACCTTTGAGTCAGGTGTACCTAACTACGGATTTAGTGGGTTGGTTTTATAATGTTGAAAAAGTGGATGGGGTAACTAAAATCAACACTACATTACCTGATGCATTGTTATTTAGTATGTTTATGCGTGCGGAAAATTGGCTAGTAACTGAGGGTACATCGGATCCTTTATCAAAT